TAAAGCAACTGGAAGGATGTCCGGTGATATGAACACATCTGTTGGAAATGTGATTTTGATGACCAGCGTTTTACTACATTGGAAGGAGGTTTTAGGACTAAATTTCAAATTGGTTAACAATGGGGATGACTCAGTAGCGATTATGGATTTGAAGGAACTACCAAGATTCTTGGATGGTTTCGACTTGTTCTTTGTCGCCTATGGGTTCAACATGGTAGCTGAACCACCAGTTTACCTAGTTGAGCATATTGAGTTTTGTCAGATGAAACCAGTTCATCTCGATATGGGATGGATGATGGTTAGAAAACCAATAAGTGTGTTTAAGGATATGATAGCCATATCAACTAGAGGCGTAGCACATTATGACAACTATTTGAAAGATGTCGGCATGTGTGGTCTCTCTCTGTACGCAGCTTGCCCCTTAGTCGGAGTTTTCTACGAAGCTCTGAGTGCCATGGGGAAGGATAGATTAGAGGGCGAGTTACAGGGAGGATTAGCTTACTGGATGAAGCAAGGAGACTTGGATAAATTGCCTGTTGTTCCGGGTGATTATTCCAATCAAAGTCTCTTGAGTTATTGTAGAGCTTTTGATTTCAATCCTTCAATTGTAGGAGAATTTGAACAACGAGTTAGGTTAGACTTGCTAGACGCTGTTAGCTGGCTGTCGCTCTTGTGTTAAAATGAATAACACAAGTAAGAAGAATAATGCTAGGAACGGGGGACCCGTAAGTACCCCCATCAATCGTTTGGAATTTATCAACACTGGGCATGCAGCTCAAGCGAGGTATTTGGCGGCTTTGGCCAATCCTTTTGCTTCGCCGGCTGTTCCGGTCCCTGATTCGTTCTTGACTGCTCACGTATCTAAGATCGGGTACGAGGCCGCTATAACCAATTGTAGAGGTCTCATGCTCACTTTCACGAAGGAAGCCAACGAAGCTACCGGAGACTACAAGGTCCAACTTGAGTCTTATGACGGTACCTCGTGGACTACAATTCGTTCGTACTCCACCGAAATTGGTGCTCGCTTAGTGGCTGGCGGTATTGCTTTTGAGGATGCTAGTCCTGCTGATTCTATCGGCGGAACAGTTACTTACAAGCAGTATGACCAAGCCTATGCTGGTACTGGTATTGAGGGAGTCGGCGAAGATGCTAGAATGGAACGCAACCGTGGATTTGGTGCGGCGATCTACGAGCTCAGACGCCGTCAGGCACTTGAGTTTGAAGGTTATGCTCGTACTTCTATCCAGATTGAGTTCAGTAACAGCATCACTGTAGTTGCTAAGTTCGCAGCCATCGTCGAGACGGACGGCAATCAGGGTTTCACTGAGAACCGAACCTCGTCGAAGGACTTCTTGATTACGTCATCGTATGATAACCATCACGCTGGTGTGTTTGCGGACATACCAATGCCTGACTTTGATACTTCTTTACTCCCACCTAGCCATACCACCATTGAAATGGATGGTAATGGTAAGCACCAAGGTGCTATGGCTGCTGCCGCTCATTGGGTGGCTTCAGCAGCTGGGTGGGTTTGGAAGCACAAGGACAGCATTGGTAAGGTTGTCACCAAACTGCCGCAATATTACCACGCTGCGGTTAATTACGGTGGATCGATCGTGAGTCACACGGGGCAAATTTTGTCCCTGGGTGCTCGTGCTGCCCCATTGATGTTGGGAGCTTAATGTGGCGTATGCTACTAAAGTTGACCACATCGTTTGGGCGGTGCTTTTGCACTGTCGAGGATGTGAAGGAACCGATGCCTTGTCGAGGTGAACCAAACGAACCGAAAGTCCAGTAGCACGCGACTGGCAATGACCATCAGAGTACGGAAGCCCTGGCCAATTTCCGTAGCCCTCTCTAGCGTGCGGGCCCTTCAACAAGTAAGAATAACCT